CGGATTCCCGTGCTCTCGGATTCCCCTCGGATCCGCCGATATGCCACAGGACCTCATCAACTTCAATCGTGGCCCCATACTTGGTTACAAAATTGACAAGCAAACTGGGGACAAGTCCTTTACGGGTAACGACTCGCTAGCTATGAAATATAGCTATACGAGGAATTATCCGGGGAAGCGTCTCAAGCCGCCTGCCAATCAGTTATTCAAGAATGGGACCGCGTTGGCTGTTGAGGTCTGGGAGCAGTTTGACTCTGGCTCTTTCATTACGAGAGAGGATGCCTCTTCGATAAACTACTATCCGGAAGGCTACTGGCTTGGGCCTCGTCCTCAGCACAATAGTGCTATCGACAAGTCCCAATCCCGGTTAGACGGAAAGATGCGTAATAAGTTGAAGGACATGAAAGTCAACCTCGCCCAAGACTTTGCTGAATATCGTCAAACTTGTGACCTATTCTCTAGCACAGTCAAGAGCGTTGTCGGAGCTTTCCATAACCTCCGGAGAGGCAGAGGGCTGCAAGAATTCGTTAGAATTCTGAAAGCTCCTCGATCCCACAAGGAGAAGGCTATCGCTGATTCGTGGCTTGCTTACCAATTTGGTGTCAAGCCGCTACTCGAAGATATCCATCATCTTGTGACCGACTCTTTGTCGGAGATAGATCCTGACGACTATCGGGAAAAGCGAACTAGGGTTACCGAAACCGAATATCAAGAGTGGACCGATGCGGTAGATATACTCGCATTGAATCCGCCCTTGCATACCACGGTTAAGGAAACCCAACATTGGCGTTTCTCGACGACGGCAGTCTATCGGATAGTGCCAGGTGACTTGCACTGGCTGGCCTCATACGGCATCACTAACCCTGCTGAACTAGTTTGGGAACTCATTCCCTACTCGTTCGTGGTTGATTGGCTCTTTAATGTCGGCGATGTGCTCTCAGGACTCGATGCCTTAGTTGGCGTCGAGCTCCATGGGGTGCAAAGCGGCAGAAAAGGACTAATCACCTGTACGTGTATGGGTGTCCATTACGAGGAGACGGACGTTATTCGCGAAGCGATGCGTACGTCTCTTTCGTTTGGCAGGGTTCGCTATGAACCCTCAAAGAGTCTCCGATCAGTTCTTTCTGGACTGGCACTCCTAACCCAAATCCGCTCTAAGCGGTAGTTAAGGCAATTATGTCACAAGTCACTGGCGCGCTTACCATCGCAGATGGTGCAGCGGCCAACAAGACCTTCAGCCCGATGTTCGTGGCGCCGACTGGCACGCAGTTCGCAGAGAAGACGGCCGGCCTCCAAGCCGGTTACATCACTCTCGATTTTGCGTTGTCTCAGCCGTCGTCCGGACGTTCCACAGCCCGATGCGACTTCGCACTGAAGTACCCGGTGATCCAAACGGTCAACGGTGTTTCCTCGGTTGCGAGCGTGGGTCTTGCAAAAGGCTACTTCGTGATTCCCGACACGTTTACCCTTGCTCAACGCAAGGATATGCGTGCGTTCGTCGCGAATGCCTGGGACATCGCGATCGTGAAGGCCCTGGTCGAAGACCTGGACCCGATGTACTAAACCGTTAGGTAAGCGCATCCGATCGCGCAAACAAGGAACCTGATATGTCATCCATTCTGTATAACCGGTACTACCCATGCATCGTCGATTCGTGGGCGGAGGCCAGTGACCGTATTGCATCGGCCTTTTCTAAAGGGTCGACTCAGTACGAGTTTCTCTGGGCCCGCTTTCGAGCGGCGATGCAATCTGGGCAATCCTGGCCTTACTTTCAGGATGACGGTGCCTTGGTTGAAGTGAGACCTTCTCTTCAGTTCCTTATCCGGGAACAGAAGAGGCCCTCCTTGTCTCTTGACAAGTAGGAGGTTTCATGTCCAAGTTGCCGGCCAACGGGGTTACCCGTGGTGCTCCAAACTTTAAGTTGGAGTTGACAACTGCTCTGACCCTATGTGAAGGCTTAGGGACTGTGAGAGCTTTAACCGTTTACCTGCTTCTTGAAAGCGGTGAGTATGACCAATATGCAGAGCTTAGTATCGACCCGTCGCATTATAGTGATCCGCAAGCTTTTGCGGACGACTACCTCGCGACGAAGATACTTAGCAAGCATATACGTCTACCCACTTCTTTCGATCGGCGGGAAATGGCGTTGCGCTCATTCAGGGCTGCTGAGAGTAGATGCAGCGAGTTCAATGAGAGTATCCCCAGATCGATTAAGGAAGGCACAGTGCCTCCCGATGTGCTCCGAGTCTTGCACTTTGCAAGGGAACACATCCGATCAATACTCGGTCAGCTGTCAACGCGACGGCTGCTCGAGGTCTACGAGGGGACTCGCTTTGGACCTGGTGCGACTACTTCTTTAGCGGGTGTTGTTACGCTGGGGAAGAAATTCTCCAGTCGGACTTGCAACGTTACGTCCCGTTTACTCGACTTTGCATTGTTCTGCCGCCCTCCTGGGTGGCGAACGATGTCTTCACTAGAGTTGCGAAACTCTAGCAAAGTACGAGTAGTTCCCAAGAATGCTAAAACCGATCGCACGATCTGCATCGAACCCGATCTGAACATCTTTGTTCAGCTAGGGATTGGTACGGTGATTCGCGAAAGGCTTAAGGCATATGGCCTGGACCTGAATACACAAGTGAAGAATCAGCAGATGGCCCGTAGGGCCTCTATAGACGATTCACTATGTACGATGGACCTCTCAAGCGCTAGCGACCTAATCAGCCGCGAATGCGTTTGGGCCCTACTTCCCCATAGTTGGGCTGACCTTCTTCATTGGGCCCGTACCGATTGGTACGAGCTCGATAACGAAGTACATCAGTTCAGCAAGTGGAGCAGCATGGGAAACGGTTATACCTTTGAGTTGGAGTCTCTTATCTTTTATGGCATCCTCCTTGGGTGCTGTGAAAGTGAGGGCTGGGATGAGGACGTCACCGCTTATGGCGATGACCTAATCTTTCCCTCTCGTCTTCAACCGCTGGTTACCAGGACTCTGGAGTTTCTGGGCTTCAGAGTGAACACCGAAAAGACCTTTGGCAAAGGGTCTTTCCGAGAGAGCTGTGGTACTGACTGGTTTTGCGGGGTCAACGTGCGCCCTATCTTTTGGAAGGGGCAGATTGATGATCGCATCCAGCAAACGTACTCCTACGCCAACGCCCTTAAGTCTTGGGCTAACCGTCGAAATGGCGGGTGGTCCTGTGACTTTCGAGTGTTCCCTGCGTGGTTACGTCTCTTTACGAGCGTGCCGCGCAAGCATCAACATCGGATACCAGCGGGATTCGGCGACGTCGGCTTCGTCTCAGATTGGGATGAAGCTCGCCCTCGTCGGTCTCGCAGTTCTGATGGCTGGTGTGGGTGGTCTTTCAGCTATCGCTGGAGACCCCCTAAGCGTAGTTGCGTTGATACGGAGGGCGCCTATATCAGGTCGCTAGCCGTATCGAGTGACTTCGATAATGGCGTTGAGCCATTACGCGGCCACTACATGCAGGCTCTCACCAGTCGCGGCTACTCGTTAGAGTGGCCGCAACAGGGACCCTGGTTGTAACATACCGGGTTTTTGCTCACCATATGGTGGGCTGGAGTGG